CTGACGGCCTCTCGGGCGCCAAGGTGACACGCATCCGCACGCTGGCCCGCTACCTCGACGCGGTGAACTTCCCCGGCAGCGTAAACCCCTACGGCACGCCGGACCCGACGGCCGAGTTCCCGCGTGAGATCTACTACGTGGACCGCAAGTCCACCGAGACGCGCGACGTGGTGGAGTTCGAGCTGGCGGCCTCCTTCGATCTCGCCGGCGTGCGGGCTCCAAAGCGCCAGTGCATCAGCAACATCTGCCAGTGGAAGTACCGCTCAGCCGAGTGCGGCTACGTGGGCACCAGCTACTTCAACGAGAACGATCAATCCGTGGCCACCCTTGCGGCTGACGTGTGCGGCAAGCGGCTGAGCAGCTGCAAGGCGCGGTTCGGCGCCACTGCCGAGCTGCCGTTCGGAAGCTATCCGGGCATCGGCACGTACTTCACATGACCTGGCGCACAGCAGCACTCGAACACGCCCAAGCCGAGGATCCCCGCGAGGCCTGCGGCCTGCTGGTGGTGGTCAAGGGCCGCGAGCGTTACTGGCCCTGCCGCAACCTGGCGGCCGGCACTGAGCAGTTCATCCTCGACCCGATCGACTACGCCGCGGCCGAGGATGCCGGCGAAATCATGGCGGTGGTCCACAGCCACCCGGTCACACCGCCGCAGCCCAGCCAGGCCGATCTGGTGGCGATCGAGCGCACCGGCCTCCCCTGGTGGATCGTCAACCCGAAGACTGAGGCATGGAGTCCCGAGCTGCGTCCCTCCGGCTACAAGGCGCCCCTGATCGGTCGCGAATGGGTGTGGGGGCTCACCGACTGCTGGACGCTGACGCGGGACTGGTACGCCGAGCACGGCCTGCAGCTGCCGGACTGGGAGCGCCCACTGACGCCGGAGCAATTCGAGGCCGAGCCGCTGTTCGATCGGTTCTGGCGCGATGCCGGATTCCGCGAGCTCGACGAAAACCATGAGCTGCAACCGGGCGATGCGGTGCTGATGAGCATCAGCGGGCCGGGCCTGAACCATGTCGGCATCTACATCGGCGACCAGCTGGTGCTCCACCACATTCGCGGCCGGCTCAGCAGCCGTGACCTTTACGGCGGCTGGCTGATGAAATGCACCGGGCGCAGGCTGCGCCATTACGATGCAGGGAGGCTAGGGCTGGCGTGATGTTGCGCACGATCCGCATCTACGGGCGCCTGGCAAAGTTCCTGAAGCGCCGGAAGTTTGAGGCTGAGGTGAGCAGCGCGGCCGAGGCCGTGCGCTTCCTGTTGGCCAACTTCCCGCAGCTGGAGCAGCACATGGCCGACCAGCATTACCGGGTGAGCGTGGGCAGCTACGACCTGGCCGTGGATGAACTGCACGACCCGGCCGGCCTGCAGGAAATCAAGATCGTTCCCGTCGTCGCCGGCGCCGGCGCGGTGGGTCGGATCATTGCGGGCGTGGCGTTGATTGGATTGTCGATCCTTACAGCTGGTGCAACCATTGGCCTGCTGGGCTTGGCTGCTCCCCTTGCGATCAGCCCTATCCTCGTCGGCATCGGCGCCAGCTTGGTGCTTGGCGGCGTCGCGCAGCTGCTCACGCCCGTGCCGCGAACAGTGCCGCCAGGCTCCACCAGCGACACGGTGAAAGATCCCCGCAAGAGCTACAGCTTCTCAGGCATCCAGAACACCAGCCGCCAGGGCCTGCCTGTGCCGATCGTCTACGGCGAGACCCTTGTGGGCTCGGTGGTGATCTCGGCCGGCATTGACACCGTGCAGGTGGCCGGATGAGCAGGATCGTCGGTGCTGGTGGTGGTGGCGGATGCTTTCTCGGGCACACGCTGATTCGCACGCCTGACGGGCAGCGTCCGATCGAGGCGCTGCAGCCTGGCGACCTGCTGGTCAGCTTCGACGATCGCGGCAAGCTGCATCACGCCAAGATCCTCAAGGTTCACGTCCACGAAGGCGAGCGGGTGAACCGCTATCGCCTCTGGGGCGGTGCCGTCTTGGATGCCACGGCCAACCACTGGGTGCTGAACCAGTTCAACGCCTTCGTTGAGATCGACACGCTCGGCCCCGACGATTGCCTGGTGGATGAGAACGGCCACCTGCGTCCGATCGTGGACCGCGCTGAGTTCTGCGTCGGCACCGTTTACAACCTGACGGTCGAGGGCCATCACACCTTCATTGCCGGTGGGATCCGCGTTCACAACGCCGGCCTCGGCCTCGGCATTGCTGGCGCAGGCGGTGGCGGCGGCGGCAAAGGCGGCGGCGGCGGCGAAACCTACACGCCAACTGAGGCTGCCGACAGCCTCAACTCGACGCAATACGCCAACCTGGTGGATCTCATCAGCGAAGGCGAGATCGAGGGCCTGAAAGACGGCTTCAAGTCGATCTTCATCGACAACACGCCGCTGCAGAACCCAGACGGCAGTTTCAACTTCCAGAACCTTGCCGTCTACACGCGCAACGGCACGCAGAACCAGAGCTACATGCCGATCGCTGCCGACGTTGAGAACGAGGTTGGCGTCAACGTCACGGTGCAGCAGGCCACACCTGTGGTGCGCAGCATCACCGACACCACGGTGAACGCCGCGCGCGTGACGATCACCGTGCCAGCTCTGCAGCTGTTCACTGACAAGGGCGACATCGAGGGCACCGATGTGCGCCTGCAGATTGCCGTGCAGTACAACGGCGGCGGCTACGGCACCGTGATCGACGACACGATTGCTGGCCGCACGGGTGATCAGTATCAGCGCGACTACCTGGTGAGCCTGTCAGGCGCCTTCCCGGTGAACATCCGGGTGACGCGGATCACGGCGGATAGCAACAGCGCAAAGCTGATCAATGCCTTCAGCTGGTCAAGCTTCACCGAGATCACCTACGCGAAGCTGCGCTACCCCAACAGCGCATTGGTGGCGGTGCGGGTGGATGCCGAGCAGTTCAGCTCGATCCCGGCGCGCACCTACCTGGTGCGCGGCATCAAGGTACGAATCCCGAACAACGCCACGGTGGACGCGGCCACCGGCCGGTTGATCTACGCCGGCATCTGGAACGGCACGTTCGGCGCTGCACAGTGGTGCTCGGACCCGGCCTGGATCCTGTGGGATCTGCTCACCTCAACCCGCTACGGCTTTGGCGATCACATCCAGGCCGCGCAGCTCGACAAGTGGGCGTTCTATGCCGCGAGCCAGTACGCCTCCGAGCTGGTGCCCAACGGCTTTGGCGGCACTGAGCCGCGCTTCTCCTGCAACGTCAACATCCAGACCGCCGAGGAGGCCTACAAGCTCATCAACGATCTGTGCTCCACCTTCCGGGCGATGCCCTACTGGAGCACCGGCGCGCTGACCATCAGCCAGGACAAGCCGTCGGACCCGGCCTACCTGTTCACGCTGGCCAACGTCTCTGAGGAAGGTTTCAGCTACCAGGGCGGCAGCCTCAAGACACGCCCAACCGTGGCAGTGGTCAGCTACCTCGACCTGAGCCTGCGCGACATTGCCTACGAGGTGGTCGAGGATCAGACCGCGATCGCCAAGTACGGCGTGGTGACCACCGAGGTGTCGGCTTTCGCTTGCACCTCCCGCGGGCAGGCTTCGCGCATCGGCGAATGGCTGCTCTACTCCGAGCAGAACGAATCCGAGGTGGTGACGTTCACCGCTTCGATCGACGCCGGCGTGCTGGTGCGCCCCGGCCAGGTGATCAACATCTCCGACCCGATGCGCGCCGGTGCCCGTCGTGGCGGCCGGATTGCAGCCGCATCCACCACCACGATCACGGTGGACAACGCCACCGACCTGTCGCCATCAGGCGGCACTCTTTCGGTGATCCTGTCCGATGGCACGGTGCAGAGCCGCGACGTGGCCAGCATCGTCGGAACCACGGTCACGCTCACATCGGCGCTGCCGTCTGCCCCGAACGCGAACAGCGTCTGGATCTACGAGACGCCGAACATTCAATCTTCGACCTGGCGGGTGCTCAGCGTGGCCGAGCAGGATCAGGCGCAGTACCAGATCACGGCGCTTGCCTACAACGCCTCGAAGTACGACTACATCGAGCGCGGCCGGCCGCTGGCGCAGCGCGACATCACCGACCTCAACGTCATCCCCGAAGCACCCATCAACCTGCAGGCCGTTGAGGCGCTCTACGAGAGCAACGGTCGGGTGCTGTCCAAGCTGGTCGTGAGCTGGCAGCCGGTGGTCGGCGTCAACCAGTACCGCTACCGCTGGCGGCTGCAGAACGGCAACTGGTCAACGTCCACGCAGCAGCGGCCCGATTTCGAGATCTTCGACACCACGCCAGGCCGCTACGAGATCGAGGTCTACAGCGTCAACGCAGCGCTGCGCTCGTCGGTGTTGCCGGCCAAGCTCACATTCAACGTCTTCGGCAAGACGGCCCCGCCGGCTGATGTGACCGGCGTCTCGCTGGTGCCGATCGACCAGGCCAGCGCGATCATCAGCTGGACGGCCTCAACCGAGCTCGACGTCAAGATCGGCGGCAAGGTGCTGATCCGCCACACGCCGCTCCTGGTCGGCGCCATCTGGGAAGACACCGTCGAGATCGTGCCGGCCGCTTCCGGCAACCAGACCCAGAAGCAGGTGCCGCTGCTCGAAGGCACCTACCTGCTCAAGTTTGAGGACGACGGTGGCCGGCGCTCGCCGAACGCCACGCTGATCGTCGCTGACCTGCCGACGCCGCTGCCGCGCCTGCTGGTGCAGACCTACGCGGAAGATCAGGAGGCGCCGCCGTTCTCGGGCAACGTCGTAGACATGTTCTACAACGAGGAGCTGGACGGCCTCGTGATCAGCACCGGCCCGCTGGTTGATGACCTCGCCCCGCCTGGCGCCGGCAACGACAACCTGGCGCAGGAAGACGGCGATGCCCTGCTGCTTGAGGATGGCGACCAGATCCTCAACGAAGGCCAAGCCGGCAACTGGGACGGCCTGACCACGATCGACAGCCCGCTGCCACCGGAATACGGCGAGTACGAGTTCGGCTCGACGCTGGACATGGGCGGCGTGTTCGACATCAACCTGCAGCGGCGCTTCCTGACCCGCGCGATCCTGCTGACCGGGCTCTGGGATGAGAAGGTCGAGCTGATCGACAGCTGGTCTGAGATCGACGACGGCAACCTCGACTCGGTGAACGCGCGCCTCTACGTGCGCAGCACCACTGACAACCCGGCCGGCACCCCCACCTGGAGCACCTGGCGCGAGTTCGCCAACGCGATCGTGCGCGGCCGCGGCTTCCAGTTCAAGACGATCGCCACCAGCAACGACCCCAACGTCAACATCCTGATCGACGAACTCGGCTGCATGGTGGAGCTGCAGCAGCGCACCGAGCAGTCGGCCACGCTGACCAGTGGCGCCGGCACCTATTCGGTGACCTTCGCCGAGGCCTTCTACCAACCCCCTAGCATTGGAGTGACGGGCTACAACATGAGCACCGCTGACTACTTCACGATCGGCTCCGTGACGCGCACGGGATTACAGGTAACCTTTAGGGACAGTGGCGGGACCGCCGTGAGCCGCCAGTTCACTTACACTGCAATCGGCTACGGCCGGGAGATCGTCTGATGGCTCAGCACGACTACAACATCGCCAACCAGTCCGGCCAGGCGTTCCGTGCTGACCTGAACAACGCCCTGGCGGCGATCGTCAGCGGCAACAGCGGCGCATCGGCCCCCAGCACGACGTTCGCCTACCAGTATTGGGTGGACACCAGCACCAGCCCGGCGACGCTGAAGCAGCGCAACAGCGCTAACAACGCCTGGATCACGATTGGCCAGCTGGACACCGCCAACCTAGGACTGATCCCGGCCGGCAGCGGCAGCATCGTCAACGCCGATGTCAACGCCTCCGCTGGCATTGCCGCGACCAAGCTCTCCTTTACGCAGGCTGGCGCAAGCACGGTCGCCAGATCCATTGATTCCAAGCTTAAGGATGTAGTCCATGTCAAAGATCTTGGCTGCATATGCAACGGAGTGGCAGACGACGGGGCAACACTTAACGCAGCGATTTATGCAAGATACAACGGCTTAGCAACCAGCCAAAGCCAAGAGTACGTTGAGATCCACGCAAGTCCAGGTGACGTTCTTAAGTTCGCTACACCCGTCACGGTGCGTCAAAACCGCATCCGCTTTATTGGTAACGGTGCCAGGATTACTTGCACTGGGCAATACGCTTTTAACTTCACCCAGGACGGTGTTGGCAACATCAACGAGGATGGTGCAGTAATTGGTTGGAAGATCACGGGCGCAACGCTTGCTGCCATCCGAGGCGTCGGCTGTGCATTTACCCGAATTGAAAACAATTGGTTCACTGGCAACAACGCTGCGATCGACCTGCAGGCAGTAGGTGCCATTATACGTGATAACTACATCAGGGACAACACTGGCGCAGGCATCACCCTGCAATCTGCCGTTGTCGTCGGAGGCACTAGAGCGGAAAGTCAGCGGTGTGTTGTTGAACAGAACCGCGTCTATCTCAATGGTGGCATTGGTATCTTCCTCAAGGACGGTGGAGGCCACTATCTTGGCGGTAACGACCTTGAGGTAAACACTTCGGTTGAACTGCTGGTCAGGTCTTCCTTTGGTAACTACATTTCTGGGTTGTACTCAGAGCCTACTGCTGGCATCCCGATCATTCAGATCGACAACGCATCCACTGATGTTCCTGGGCGTACATCAGAAAGCAACCAGATCATTGGCGGTTGCTTCGGCGGCGGCGCCAACTTTGACATCAACATTGCTGGCGGCAATAGCACAGTTGTTACTGGCGTCAGGTTTGGAACTGGTAACGTCAACATTTCTGCTGGTGTTACCAATACTGTTCTTCTACCTTGCAATGGAGCAACCCCGACCATCACAAACAACGGCTCACGCACGTTGGACATGACTGCGCCAGGCAGAATCAGGATGTTCGAATCAACGGCTAATCGCATCTCAATTGATGCGACCGATGCTATTGGCGGTGTTCTTAGCGGCCCCGATAGCCTGCTGCACCTTGCTGGCATCAGAGGAATCAGCACGACGCAGACAAAGCCAAGAAACCTCTTTGGCTTCGTTGACATCTCCGACACATCCACATCAGCAGCGGTTACGTTTGCCACAGCCGAAACCGATCAGGCGTATGGCGCCTTCTTTGGGGTATGGCACGTCGCTGGAACGCCCGCCAGTGGGTCAGAGGCTGCCTACATGACGGCCCGTGCCACGACTGGTTTCACGATTAACCTGCGAGCAGCGCCCGGCACCAGTAATACGGTGCGCGTGCACTGGATGATCGTCCGATAGTCAATTTTCTCCCGTGGCTGCACGCAAGACCACCGACCTCACCGCTCTCACGACACCCACCGCCAACACCTTGGTGCCGGCGGTGGATCTCACCGAAGCGCTGCCGTCCAACCAGAACAAGAAGCTGACGCTCAGTGACCTCACCAAAGGCCTGAGCGCAGCCACCACTGGCGCCGCCGGGGTGGTGCAGCTGAGCACCAGCACCTCAAGCACCAGCACCACCCTGGCCGCGACGCCAAGTGCTGTGAAGTCGGCCTACGACGCAGCCACCACACCGGCCACCACCTCGGCCGCTGGGGTGGTGCAACTGAGCACCTCGACGAGCTCAACCAGCACCACGCTGGCGGCCACGCCGAGCGCTGTGAAGGTGGCGTATGACCTGGCGGCAGCTGCAGGGCGCATCATTCAAGAGACTGCCAAGGCCAGCACCAGCGGTACTGCCGTGGACTTCACCGGCATTCCGAGCTGGGCGAAGCGAATCACGATCGTGCTTAATGGCGTCAGCACAAACGGAACGGCACAGCCCACAATCCAGTTGGGGACCAGTGGCGGCGTGCAATCAACTGGCTACTCCGCAAACACCACAAGCATCACGACCGGAGCAAACCTAACGACCAACTACACAAACGGCTGGCAGCTCTATTCAGGCCTGGCGGCCAACATCATCAGCGGAACGTTGACGCTGGTGCAGCAAGATCCCAGCACTGGCACGTGGGTGGGCACTGGCCTCTTCTCGGTCAACATCCCGTCTGTGGTCATTACTTCCGGCACCAAGACCCTATCTGGCACACTGGACCGTGTGCGCCTCACCACCGCCAACGGCACCGACACTTTTGACGCCGGCTCTGTGAACATCCTCTACGAAGGCTGATGGTCGTTAAATCCAAGACCGGCACCGCCCGGATTGATCACCAGCCCGGCCCACCGAAGACCACCCGCCAAGGATTCGGTGCCCACAGCAGGCCCCGGCGCCGGGGACGTAAGCCGCTTAGAGGGCAGGGCCGGTAATGGACCGCGACACGCTCGAAAACTGGCGCAAGATCCGCGACCACATGGAGCGTGTGGGACAGACTAAGAACCACTACTACAGACGCGCTCTTGCCATCCTCGCCGGCAGGCCTGATCCCTTCGATCGTTACGATGGAAGCGTGCCCGGATCAGCCGATGGCGGACGAACCTAAGACGGTCGGCGGCGTGTTCGCTGCTTCCCTCCCGGCAGCACTCGGCGCCGGCATGTTCGCCATCGGCGCCCTGCTCATCTCCATGCAGGTGCAGTTTGCCCGCGTTGAGGCCACCGTTCAGCAGATGGCCCGCGCCGTCGAGGAGCTGAAGAACGACAGTAGGGCCGAGCTAGCCCAGCTCGATCAGCGCGTTCGTGCTCTTGAAATGCGCAAGTAACCTGAGGGCATCGCCATGGACATCATGAGCCCCGAAACCGCCGCGATCATCGCCATCCTCATCGCTGCCGGCAGCGAGATCATCGCACTCAGCCCGCTCAAGTCCAACAGCTGGATCCAGCTGCTGCTGCAGGCCGGCCAGATGGTGTTCCCCAAGCGCCGCTGAGCAATGGCCAACGCCGCCCCGATCACACTGGAGCAGCTGTTCCGGTTCTACAAAGGGCTGCCGCATCAGGCCGCGGCCATCAGCCAGCTGGAGCAAGACCTGGCGGTGAACGGCTACGCCGCGGCCATGCGGCGTGATCGGGCGTGGTTCAACACCTGGAGCCAGGACGGCAAACAGGCAGACCTCAGCGCGGCGCTGAGCATGATCCAGCAGTTCGAGGGTTGCCACCTCGACGCCTACCCTGACCCGGCCAGCGGTGGTGAGCCGTGGACGATCGGCTACGGCACCACCAGCTACGGCGACGGCCGGCCGGTCAAGCGCGGCGACAGGATCAACGCCGTCGAAGCCGACATGCTGCTGCGGCAGGAGGTGGATCGGATCGCTGACAAGCTGCGCGCCACGGTGCCGCACTGGGGCGAGATGGCGGACCATCAGAAGTGCGCGCTGATCAGCTTCGCCTACAACCTCGGCAGCGGGTTCTATGGCGCCAAGGGCTTTGAGACCATCAGCAAGCGGTTGCGCGAGAAGGACTGGCCCGGCGT